GTGGCCGCTGCTCGCCCTCGCCGCCGCGGTCAAGTGCCTGCCGGTCGACTTCGGCGCCGACGAAACCCTGTTCATCCTCGCCGCCGTGATCATCGTGTGGCGGCGCCCTGGTCTGCTCCGCGCGCTGTACCGCGAAGCGTCCGCCGGCCGCCCCGAACCATGCGCGTGTGACCGGCACGTCACCCCCGGCCGGTCCGGCCGCCGCGCCGCTATCCGCTCACTCGCGATCATCTTCGCGATGGTCATCGTGCCGACCGTGGCCGCTGTGACGCTGACGTCTCATCCTGGTCCGCGGTGCCAGCGTGAGTACGTCACCGGACCCGGCACCGCGCGCTGGTCACGTGTCTGCGAGTAACCCCCACCGAGCGAAGCGACCCCCGATCGGACACGGTTGGGGGTCGCTTCCTTGTGTGGTCACACACGCGTGTCCGCTAGCGCGTGTGACCCGTCCGGGACACGGTGCGGGTGACCGTACGCGGACCCGTGTCACGCGTGTCAGCGGACCGGAGCCGAACGCGGGCGACCCATGCCCGCACAGTCACCAAGGCGGTCACAGCCCGTGGTGTGATACAGCTCACACGAATCGGTGCGCGCCCCCGTGACCTGCCATGATACGTTGGGACGTAGCAACCAACCACCACAAGGAGTGACCGACAATGACCACCACCACACCCACCAAGCCGGCTACCCGCACGTCACGCGCGAACCGCGCCGCGGCACAGAACGCGAAGACCACACCCGCGGCCAAGCCGGCGACGCCGGCGGACGCGTCCGACCTCACCGCGCTCCTGAAGGGGAGTCTCGCGCAAGCGAAGGGAACCAACGTGGTCGCGATCACGTCCGCTGGTAAGAGCGCGACCGGTGACAACGGACACGGTCACCACACCGCGACGCCGGCGACCACCAAGCCGGCGACCCCCGCGAAGACCGGTCGCAAGACCCCCACCAAGCCGGCAGCGTCAGCGAAGACCGGTCGCAAGCCGGCGACCCCAACCGCGACCCCCGCGACCAAGGTCCGTCTGGTCAAGGAGCGCGCACCGTCCAAGACCCCCGCGCGTCAGCTCGTCGCGACGCTGCTGGTCAAGGCCGGCGCGGACCTCGCAGCGAAGTGGACTACCGCGAAGCTGACGGAGGTCATCTCGCAAGAGGAAGCGACCGCGATGATCAATAAGTACCTCAGCTACCTCCCGGAGTGCGAGTGGGACGCGCGTCTCCCGGAGCGCGAGCACCCGGGTGGTCGCGGACTCAAGCGGACCGCGTAGTCACCCCCAACCGCGAAGCGACCCCCGAACCGGTTCGGTCGGGGGTCGCTTCGCGCGTTAACGTGACGCATGTCACACCCCCAAACCGCCGCTCATCCATGGAACCGCGCGTACCGTCAGAACTGACCAACCACCACACCCGGAAAGCACCCACCCCGCGACCCCCGACCAAGCGTCACGGTCGGGGGTCGCGTCGCGTCTAGGGTCGCTGACGTGTCCAACCGCGCGACCGCAACCGTGTCCACCACACCCGCGCTGACGTCGCGGAATCCCTACCAGCTACCCGGACGGGTGACCGTACCCGGACGGGGGTCGGACCCGTCAGCGTCGCTTACAGGGACGCGTGGAAGGTAGTCGCTCACAGTCACCAAACCGCGTGCGTGACGCTGTGACCAGGCAAAACGTGACGCATCTCACACCGTCACCCAACCACCAAACCGCCGGTGATCATGGTAACGCGCGTAGACTTGGACTCACCGACCACCACCAGGAGGACCCAATGACCACCACCGTCCGCAAAGGACAGTGCGCGTGCGGAGCGACCGTCTACGAAACCGCTGTCATGACCACCGTGGAAGGGACTCACGTCGCGGTCTGCGCGGTCGACGGACGATGGGTCACCGTGTCATGACCACCACCACCACCATAAGACGAGCTTCCGCCGCCGCGCTGGCAGCGCTTACCATGAGCGCCTGCGGTATCAGCGCCACCCACACCGCCCACCTACAGCCCACCTGCCATACCCCACTCGCCCACTCCGGCCAGTGGATCACCGTCCGCGAGGACGGCAACGCCGTCTGGGGCAAGCAGCAGGGCGGCGGCCGCTACTACCTCTGCCGCGCCGGCCGCTGGGCCAAGGCCTGACCCCCACCCGCCGGCACCCGCGCGCTACAGCGCAGGGTGCCGGCACCCATGCCCACCCATGCCCCATTGCCCCCGCCCGGGTTTCACGTGGAACCGCCCGCCGGCGCGCCGCGCAGCTGGCGCGCCACCAGCCACACCCCCCCCGCCCACGCCGCACCCGGGGGGGACGTCCGCCACCGCCGCCCGGCGGCGGCTGACCCACTCGCGATTTATGTTTCTCCCTCCGCGCCGTGGCGAAAAGTCAAGTCGGCGGCGCCGTTTTTGGTGTTGGCGGCGAGAATCGTGGTGTGGCCAGGCTCGTGTGTGAGCGGTGTGGTGGTTCGTTCTGGCAGGGTCCGGGGCGTCCGGCGGCGTGTTGCCCGGGGTGCCGGACGGACCGTGAGACGCGGTATGGGTGGAAGCATGTTCAGCGGCGGAACAGGGAGCGTGCTGCTGCTTATGGCACTCCGTGCGCGCGTTGTGGCCGGCTGATGGCGGCGGGGTCGGATATCCATTTGGATCATGTGGATGGTGGTGCGCCGGGTGAGTATCTGGGGTGGTCGCACGCGTTTTGCAATATGTCGAAGCTGCCGCCTGTGCCGCGGCATAGTGGCTGGTCAGCGACCCAGGACTGGTAGTGGGTTCGGGGCTGTCACGGTGGACTGCTGCCCGTCGTGCTCGCCCCGGATACGGTCGCGGCACGCGCGGTGGATGAAGTGGCCGTCTGGTTCGATGGCTTTCCCGCAGTTGCACTCGTCGGTCTGGACGGCGACGCCGTCGGGCCATCCCACCAAGCTGTCGTGCCAGCAGGGAGCGTCTCCGAAGAGTCCACGCGCCCTGAGTTCGCGTTCGAGCAGGAACGTGATGACTCCGGCCGGGCTCAGGTCGGGAAGCGGGAAGTCCTCGGGGACGCCTGATACCCGCGCCTTTACCTGCCGGTGCAGGATGGCCAGGCCGCGTACGGTCGCCTGATCCAGGGTTACCGTCACGTGTTCTGGCGGGCATGGACAGTGGACCACGTTGTGACGGGGACTCTTGGCTTTGATGGCCGCTTCCTCCGCTGCCAGGGCGTGTTCACGTCGCGCGTACCACTCGATGGTCTTGCGCGCCACGTCGGGCCACCAGGGCTTGTCGCTGGCGTGCGCCGCGAAGCGCGCGTCTGGGTCGTGGGTGATGCCGACGTAGAGCAGCGCGCCCTCAGCGTCGTGGAGCCGGTAGAGAGCCGTGCGGCCTTCGGGGGGCGGCGTCATGTCCGCAGTCTACCTTTCCGTAACGGCGTCGCGGCGCGACTACACCGTTACACTGGCGTCATGAGCCCCGAACGCTGTCCCGTTTGCCGGGCTATCCTGCCGCCGCCTCAGATCTGCGCCAACTGCGGCGGCACGTTCTACCGGGGTGAGGGCGGCCGGCGTGATTCACGGCACTGCTCCCGTCGCTGCTCTACGGCGGCACGGGTCCGCAGGTGGCGTGAGCGCCACGCGACCGCCTCAACGGGGAAGACGCGATGAAGCTGGACTTGTGCGGGAAGTTAGAAGGGCGACGCGAGGCTTACGAGTGGCTGCCCGTATCCGCGTGCCTGGTCGCGCCACGCGGCGTTTATCATGATCCGCACGGCGGCGGGCGCGGGCAGGTCGCGGATGAGTCTCATCGAGGCGATGACCTGGTGGCGGGTTTCGGGGTCGAGTGTGAGCAGGAAGTCCCGGATGACGTCGAAGTCGCTGCGCTCGGTGCCGTTCACCGTGGTGCCTGGGCTGGTTCGGTGGCCATGCGGGCGCAGCAGCGGCAGCCGGGTGGGCATGGGACGCGTTCGCAGTGGTCGTCCCAGCGGTCGCATTTGGCGCAGTGGCGGATGTAGGGCGATAGGAGGTTGGCGGGCGTCGCGGGGTCGGGGTTGCCGAGGCTGAACGGTGGCTGGCCGGGGGCCTCGATGGTGGGCTCGTTGGGGACGAGCCGCCAGGGTTTCTGGGCGTCGTCGTCGCCGACGAGGAGCCAGCCGCAGGGTTTCCAGTCGGTGAGCCCAGCCCAGTCAGTCATGGGCCCCAGGATATGAGCCGCTTCTACATGCGGGCGGTAGGGTCGTGCCGTGAGCTACGTCCAGCTTGATCATCCCGGCGAGGTGACCTGGTTCTCGGGTTATGGCCCGGCGCCGGTGCTGGGTGAGTGCCCACATGCTGGCTGTGATCACTGGGGTACGGGCGTGGTCGCGTGGGGGCCCGATCTGGCTCACTATGAGCTCGTCGAGTGTGACAGTGGCTGCGGTGGGGAGTGCCGGGCGTGGGTGGATGAACGTGGCCGGGTGACGACGCCGTGGCTGCGGGTGGCTGTGTCGCCGGCGGTGGTGGCTGGGTGAGGTACCTGGAGACGATCACGGTGCCGTTGAGCGAGCTGGAGCGGTTCCCGGGGAACGCCCGTGTTCACGCCGACGCGGAGATCCGCGAGTCGGTGCGTCTCGGCCAGTACAAGTCGCTGCTGTGCCGGCGGATGCCCGATGGGCAGCTTGTGATCGTCGCGGGGAACGGCACGTTTGACGCGATGGAATCCGTCCGGGATGACGATGGGAACGTGATCTACACCGAGGCGCAGGTGGAGGTGTGGGAGTACACCGACCAGGAGGCCCGCCGGGTGAACGTGTCGGACAACCGGCTGTCCGACAAGGCCAGGGACGACCCGGAACGGCTCGCCGCCTTGCTTGACGCGATGGAGGGCGACCTCGTGGGAACGGGGTTCACCGCGGAGGACGTGTCGCGGCTTAACGGTGAGGAGATCATGCCGCCGCCGGGGGACGCCCCCGTTGATCCGGGGGTGGCGCGGTGGGGTGTGATCGTGGAGTGCTCGTCGGAAGGTGAGCAGGTGCGCCTGCTAGGTGAACTAGCCGGTCAGGGGCTGGCCGTGAGAGCGATAATGACGTAGCGCCGGTAGTGTCACGCTCATGAGCTACGACGATAAGACGCGCATGAAGCCGCCGGCTGATCCTGAGCCGGCGCCGTGGGACTCAGCGAGGCACCTGGCACCCGATCCGGCGCTGAGCGACGCCGAGCAGCTCCGCTGGTATAGCGCGGCGACGCTGCTGCTGGGCCTGAACGTGAGCGAGCGGTGCAGGCAGGCGGCGTGCCGGCGCGGCGATGAGGAAGTCGCGAAACACCGTGTGGGCCAGCCCGCGTGAGGGCGTCGGTTCACCGTTCGTCTGAGATTCAGCGGAGCCCGCGGGTGCTGCAGGTCGCTGGGATGATGGACCTCCCGCTGGACAGGAAACTCGCCGTCGACATTGACGTGGACCTGCCGGTGGAGGACAGGCCGTGGAACATCGGCCTGATCACGGGGGCGTCGGGTGCGGGGAAGTCCCTGACGGCGCGGGAACTGTGGCCGGATTCGTTCATGAACCACACCTGGGCGCCTGATCTGGCGCTGGTCGACAACTTCCCCGAGTCGTCTGGGGCGCGGGAGATCACGGGGCTGCTGTCCGCGGTTGGGCTCGGATCGGTTCCGGCGTGGGTGAAGCCGTATTCGGTGCTGAGCATGGGGGAGTCGTTCCGCGCGGACATGGCGCGGCTGCTCGCTGAAACCCCGGAGGGTTCCGTCGCCGTGGTGGATGAGTTCACGTCCACCGTTGACCGCCAGGTCGCGAAGGTCGCGTCGCACGCCCTGCAGAAGACCATCCGCAAAGCGGGGCGCCAGCTGGTCGCGGTGACATGTCACTTCGACGTGATCGACTGGCTGCAGCCGGACTGGGTGCTGGAGATGCCGCTGGGTCAATTCTCGTGGAGGCGGCTTCAACCCCACCCGCCGGTCGAGCTCGACGTCTTCCCCGTCGAACGTGACGAGTGGGCCCGTTACAAAGATCACCATTATCTGAGCGCGCGGATCGCGAACGGCGCCACGTGTTTCGCCGCGTATGTGGAAGGGCGCCCGGTGGCGTTCACCAGCTACCTGAATTTCCCCCATCCCCATACGAAGACGATCCGCATGGGTCACCGCCTCGTCGTCCTGCCTGACTGGCAGGGCCTCGGCATCGCCGGCCGGCTGTGTGACTGGCTCGGCCAGCACCTGTATGACCAGAAGCTGCGGCTGCATTATGTGGTGGCGCATCCGGCGATGATCGCGATGCTCGCCCGTTCACCCCGGTGGCGTGACCTTGGGTCGACGTCGCGGACGCTGGCGAGTGCCCCCACCACGCATAAGGGCATGATGCGGCGGAAGATGGACCCGCGGTCGCTGGGAACACGGTCGTTCGAGTACACAGCGCCGCTGCCTAGCTGAGGGTGGGCTGGATGTCCCGCCGCGGTCACCGGAACGCCCGCTTCCACCGGGCGGGCGGCGGGCAGAACCCGGGCATCCCCCGGTACGGGATCAGCTTGCTCGCGAGGACTGGCCCGGTGAGCTGCCAGTGCCACACACCCGGTTCGCGGAACGCCCACCTGGACGGGGAGTCCTCAGACCAGCCAGTGATGCGGACCTGGCCGATGATGACCCCCCGGGGCAGCTCGTCCTCGGGTGGGGCCTCGACACCGAGACGCTTCAGGAACCTGGCCGCGTCCGGGTCGAACCGCTGCCCAGCGTGGATCAGGACCGTACGCGGGGCGGAGGGCCGCCAACCGCGGTTCTCCACATCTTTCCCCGCGTGGAACACACACCACGCCCAGGGCTGCGCGATCGTAAGCACGCGAATAGATTGCTCGTCGTCTTTACGCATCTGTCAATTCTACATTGCTTTCCTGATGGCGTCTTTGCCCTGTTCAGCCGGCGGGTTCTACGATGAGCCCATGAGCGGCGGCGGCGAAGACCAGGTAGCGGAACGCCGGCTGCGTGTCCTCGGGCTCCGCGCCGCTGGCCTGTCGGACCAGCAGATCGCCGACCGGGAAGCCGAGCAGGGACTGCCACGGCGTTCCGCGCGGCAGGTCGCCATGGACGTCACCCGCGCCCTTGAAGCCGCGTCGAAGCTTCCTGATTCACGCAAAGACCTCCTCGTCGCCCTTGAACTCGAACGCCTTGACCGCCTGGTCCGCTCAGCGCAGACCATCTTGGCGACCGCGTCAGCCCCGGCGTGCGCTCACTGCGGCCGGAGCGCTGATCCGGAGCTGGCGCTGAAAGCGCAGGGCCGTTTGATCCAGTTCGCGGAACGCCGCTCCGCTCTCCTCGCCCTCGACCGCAAACCAGGTGAAGGCCCAGCGGCCGAGAGCCCGATCGACGAACTGCGCAAGCGCCGGGACGGCAAGATGCGGCGCGAGGCGTGACTGACGCCTTCGCGGACCGCCCAGGCCTGGTGAGGCCTGCCCATTTCCATATCCCCGATTACGTCAAGACGTTCGGGCCCGAGGTGGCCGACCTGTGCGACCTGGCGGACTACCCGCCGGATGCTGAGCAGCGTCTCGCGCTGGACATGATCTTCGCACGCCGCGCTGATGGCCTTTCCGCCGTTTTCGAGGGCGCCATTATCGTTGGCCGCCAGAATATTAAGTCGAGTTCATTTAAGATGGCCGCGCTTGGGTGGCTGTATCTTTTCGACGAAAGGCTCGTAGTGTACTCGGCTCATGAGTTCGGCGACCTGGATCTTGATACGCCCATGTTCACCGCCAACCGCGGCTGGACCACCATGGGCGGCCTGGCGCCTGGTGATGAGGTGTTCGGCCCCGATGGGCAGCCGACGAAGGTGACGATCGCCCACCCCATCCAGGTCACCAGCGACTGCTACCGCGTGAGCTTCGCGGACGGCCAGTCACTGGTAGCTGGTGCGCAGCACCTGTGGCAAGTGACGGAGATCGGCCCGTGGGCGTACTGGCGCGCGGAACGGGTGGTGAGCACGCGTGAGATGCACGCCGCCGGGGTCGCTCATGTCAGTCCGCCGAACGGCCGGCGGCGTACCCGGGCACGACGTGTCTGGCGGTGGCGCGTAGACCTGCCAAAGCCACCGCGGCTCCCTGACGCTGAACTGCCGGTTGACCCATGGCTGTTCGGCGCGTGGCTGGGAGATGGCACCAGGAACAAGAATCAGATCACGGCCGGCGCCGCTGAACTGCCCTACATCCTGAACCGCATTGACCGGCTGGGTGAGACCTACCGTCTCGTGCCTGACCCGCGCTGGCCGGACAGGGTGACGGACGTCTTCGTCTACGGGCTGGTGCCCCGGCTGCGGCGCACGGGGGCCCTGACCGACAAGCGCATTCCGGAGATGTACCTGCGCGCGTCCGAGGCGCAGCGGCGTGAGCTGCTCGCCGGAATCATGGACACTGACGGGACGGTCTCCGCGCATCAGCTCGCGGTGACTATGGTCCGGCCCGATCTCATGGAGGACATCCTCTGTCTGGTTCGTTCCCTCGGCTACCGCGCGACACTGCGCCGGTTCAAAGTCGGCCAGGGCACTTACCGGAATAGCGGCGCGTTCAAGTGGCGGGTTCAGTTCGCCCCCGATGAGGGCAGCCCGTTCGGGATGCCCCGCAAGTCATCCGCTATCAAGCGGCTGCGGAAGACACGTTCGGCCTACAACGCCATCGTGGCGATTGAGCCTGTCCTGACGCGTCCCACCCGGTGTCTCACCGTCGCCCATGAGTCCGGCTGTTTCCTCGCCGGCCGCGGCTTCATCCCAACGCACAACACCGCGATGGAGATGTTCCGTGACTGCGAGCAGCTGGTAACCGGCTCCGATTATCTCCGCCGCGAGGTGAAACGGGTCATCCGCAACCACGGTGAGGAAGCCATCGAGCTCAAGTCGGGGGCGCGGCTGATCTTCAAGACACGCACTTCCGGCGGTGGCCGTGGCCTGTCCGGGCGGAAGGTGATCCTCGACGAGGGTTTCGCTCTGAAACCCAAGCACATGGGTGCCCTCGTCCCGACCATGAGCGCCCAGCCGGACCCCCAGCTGCTGTACGGCTCCAGCGCCGCGCTTGAGGATTCCGACGTCCTGCGTGATGTCGTCGCCCGCGGGCGCGCTGGTGACACGCCCCGGCTCGGGTATCTGGAGTGGTGCGCGCCGCCGCCGGAGGAAGCCTGCGAAGCGGGCGGCAAATGCACCCACGCGAAAACCGCGGTCGGCTGCGGCTGCGACAAGCCAGACCTGTGGCTGAAAGCGAACCCGGCGATCGGGAAACGCATCACCATCGACTACATCGCCGCTGAGAGGCAGGCGCTGCCGGTGAGTGAGTTCCGCCGTGAGCGGATGGGCTGGCATGACCACCCCACCGACGGCACGTCGCCGATGCCCTTGTCGTCGTGGCTGGCGTGCGCCGACCCCCAGTCGGCCGTCCGCGCCGGGTCACCGCTGGCTGTCGCGATCGACGTCGCCCCCGACTCGTCGATGGCGGCGATCGCTGTCGCCGGGTGGCGTGACGACGACCTTCCCCACGGCGAGCTCGCGGAGCATCTGCCTGGCACGGGGTGGCTGATGGACCGGCTCCTGGGCATCTGCGGCCGCCGCCACCCCTGTGTCGTCGCGCTTGACCCGGCTGGGCCGGCGGGGGCGTTTGAGAAGCATCTCCGCAACGCCGGGTTCGTCACCGCCGCCCCGGACAAGCCGACACCGCTGGGCGCGCAGCGGCTGCATCTGCTGTCGGCCCGCGACTACGCGCAGGCGTGCGGGGCGCTGGCGAACGCCGCCGCGAACGGCGCGTTCCGCCACCCAGACCAGAAGCCCCTCAACGACGCCGCCGAGGCCGCCCGGTCCCGCAACGTCGCGCAGGCGTGGGCGTGGGACTCCACTGGCGCGGACATCACCCCGCTGGTGAGCGTGACCTTGGCCATTCAGGGGCTCAGCGTCTTCGGCAAGAAGACCCCGCCGGCACCGTTTCTCCTCACCGGCGGCCCAGAGTGATCCGCGCCCTGCTCCACCTGCTGGCGCGGCGCGGCGATGTTCACGACCGGCCGCTGCCGCCGCTGCGGGTCGCGGAGCTGGAGGAAGCCGCCGGGATCAACCCAGGCGCGGTCCGCCGCGTGTGGGAGGACGCCGGAGGCGAGATACCCGACCACTGCGACCCGGACCTAATCGACTGCGGCCGCGCCTGGTGCCGGCGGCGCCGCTGGAACTAGCTTGCTCACCTGCGAGTAGTGGGTTACAGTTCTGGATCGGTGGGCCGAAGCGGAACGGGTTACCTTGCGAAGATCCCCGTCCGCGTCCCACGCCCGCCACCTAACTGAACATGACCCGGAGACGGGTCGAAACGAGCCGGTTCTCTTAATCCATTGGTCGCGGGTTCAAATCCCGCCTCCCGCCCCTGGCGGGGGTAGCTCAGCCTGGAAGAGCACTGGAACCCAACCCGGCACGTGCCAAACACATCCATCTCCCCGGTTCTCCCGGCCTCGCGGGCCGGACGGCTGACGGTTACCTTCATTCGGGAACTGGCCCGGCGGCCACACACACGCCCGCGAGCCTGGCCCGGGGACGGGCCACAGGAAGGCACCACACCATGCCTGACCCGCTCGCGGCCATCAGCCCCCGCCGCACACCCCAGTCCCGCCCCGCTGACACCCGGCAGGCACGCAACAGCGCCGGCGGCTACGGCTTCCAGGTGGACCACGTCACCCGGCTGCGGCGTTTCCTGACCCTCGGCACCACCGGCGGCACGTTCTACGCCACCGAGCAAGCCATCACCGAAGCCAACGCCAAGGTGATCCTCGACATGGCGCGCGGCGACACCGCCACCCTGGTCCGTGAGACCGTCGCGGTCTCCCAGGCGGGACGGGCACCCCGGAACAACCCGGCGCTGTTCGCCCTCGCCGCCGCCGCGTCGCTGGGTGACCCGGCGGGGAAGCGGGCCGCGCTCGACGCGCTGCCGCTCGTCGCCCGCACCGCCACCCACCTGTTCATCTTCTGCGGCTACGCCCAGAACTTCCGCGGCTGGGGACGCGGGCTCCGGCGTGGTGTCGGCGGCTGGTACCTCACCCAGGACCCGGGGCGGCTGGCGTACCAGATGCTGAAGTACCGGCAGCGGGAAGGCTGGACCCACCGGGACCTGCTCCGCCAGGCCCACCCCGCCGGCACCGGCCAGCACCGGGCCCTGTTCGACTTCGCCTGCGGCCGCGACGCGGACCTCATGGACCTGCCGCTCGTCTCCGCGTTCCTGGAAGCGCAGGCCATCGCCACCCCTGCCCCGGACACGCCCACGAACCCGGGGCAGCGGGCGCGGGCATGGGCGAAGCTCATCGAAACCCACCCGGACCTCACCCACGAGATGCTCCCCACCGAGGCGCTGTCCCACCCGCTGGTGTGGGAGGCGCTGATCGCCGCGGGGATGCCGCAGACGGCGCTGATCCGCCAGCTGCCCCGCCTCACCCGCCTCGGGGTCCTCGCGCCCATGAGCCCCACCCTGGCCGCGGTGTGCGCCCAGCTGACAGACCAGGAGCGGCTCACCAAGGCCCGTGTTCACCCCATCGCGGTGCTGCTCGCGCTGCGGACCTACGCGTCCGGTCACAGCGCCAGGGGTGACTCCACGTGGACGCCGGTGGCGAAGGTCACTGACGCGCTCGACGCCGCGTTCTACCTCGCCTACGGGTCGGTCGAACCATCCGGGAAGCGCGTCATGAGCGCCGTCGACGTGTCCGGATCCATGGGTGATCCGGCGGCCGGGACGCCCCTGTCATGCCGGGAAGCCGCGGCGGCGCTCGCCTTGGTGACCGCCGCGACCGAACCAAACCACATGATCACCGGCTTCACCGACGGGCCGTACCCGTCGCGGATCACCCATGGTGTCGGGTCGGGTCTCACACCACTGAACATCAGCCCGCGGCAGCGGCTCGACGACGTCATGAACACCATCCGCCGCGTCCCCATGGGCGGCACCAACTGCGCCGCGCCGATGCAGTGGGCCCTCACCGAACGCGCTGAGATCGACGTGTTCGAGATCATCACCGACAACGAAACCTGGTTCGGTGACATCCACCCCCACCAGGCACTCGAGGAGTACCGGCAGAAGACCGGCATCCCCGCCCGCCTCGCCGTGGTCGCGCTCACCCCCACCGAGTTCACCATCGCCGACCCCGCCGACCCAGGCTCCCTCGACGTGTCGGGCTTCGACGCCGCCGTGCCCACGCTGCTCGCTGATTTCGCGCGGGGAGCGATCTGAGCCGTGCCGTCCGACGCCCGCGCCCAGCAGGCCAGGGAACATCACCGTGTCTCCGCTGGGCTCACCGCCCAGGCCGCCCAGCACCGGGTCCAGCGGGACACCCTGGTCCGCAAGCTCCGCGCGGAAGCCCCCGCCAAGTGGACGTACAAGGCGCTCGCCGCGGCGGTTGGGTGCAGCCCCGAACTGATCGCCGTTATCGTCCACGGCGCCAATCCGCCTGCCTGGTAGCATGCTGTCATGACGCAGCAGAGGGCGATAACCGTCCGGCTGCCAGACGACCTGCACCAGCAGCTCCGCGAGTACGTGCTGTTCTGCGGCACGTCAGCGAACGACCTCGTCGTCGGCCTGGTCCGCGACTTCCTCGACGGCCCCGGCCGCCAGCGCGTCGCCGACGGGATGACAGCGCGGGCCCGGGAACGCTACGGCCCCGCACTCGACGCGCTGGCCGCCAACGACTGAAAGGTGACAGGCATGACAGACATCAGCGCGGCGGAGTCGGCGGCCCTGGCCGACCTGGACGCCATAGAAGCCAACGCTGACAGCCTGGCCGACGACGACGAGGACGGCCCGCAGGATGAGACCATCCGCGCGAAGTGGACGATCGACGGCGCCGCCACCCTCGCTGAAGCGGCGGTGAAAGCCCGCGAGTTCGCTGATCACCTTCAGGCCCTCCACGATGGCGGTTACGTCCTCCGCCAGCCCGTCGAAGATGACTACGCTTTCTACTTCAAGCCCGAGCGCGTCTCATGACGGGCCCCGGGCACTACCAGGAAGCCGAACGGCTGCTGACGGTCTGCGCCGGGGACAAACGCGGAACGCCCCTCGACGTGGCATGCACGGCCGCCGCTCAGGTCCATGCCACGCTCGCGCTGGCCGCCGCTGTCGCCGTGCGCCCAGCGGTGTGCGTGGACGAACTTGACGCCGAATGGGCGAAGACGCTGTATCCGTGACGTCGGCGCTAGGATCGGCTTCATGCGGCTCCCAGCGTGGCTGACAGCCCGCCGCTACAGCCTCCTGGCCGTGCTGACCGGAGCGGTCTGCGGGGTGGCGGCGTCTAACCTGATGGCGGCCGGCTGGGGCTGGTGGGAAATCGACGGCCTCGCTATGGCCGCCGCCGTCTCAGCACTGACCGTGATCAAGGTGACCGCCCGACGGCGGCGCCCCGGGCACGGCACGTCACACGGCTGATCGGCGTCTGGTGGTTGTAGCCTGACCAGCAGACAGGTGTGACTCGTGTGGCTGGTGGAGGCTCTCGTGGATTTCGGTGACGCCATCCGGTGCCTCAAGAACGGCGGCCGCGTCACCCGGCACGGCTGGAACGGCCCGGGGCAGTACGTCGCCTACCAGGCCGCCTACCCGGACGGCATCGCGATCAACGCGAACACCTCACGGTCGACGGGCATCCCCGAGGGCACGGTCATGGCGTTCCGGCCGTACCTGATGCTCCACACCGTCCAAGGTGACTTCGTGCCCTGGACGCCGTCGGCTAGTGACGTCCTGGCTGAGGACTGGGCTGACGCCGACGAACTCGCCCGCCAGGCCGCTACCGCGACCGAGGAGGCCGGTCCGTGACCACCATCAGCACCCGGGTCGACCTTGACCGGATCAGCACTGAGGCCCGGCAGGTCAAGTTCACGGTCACCGTCCTCACCCTCATCGCCGCGGTGTTCTTCGCCATCGGCTGGGTCACCGCCCGCGTGTGGCTCGGCGTCGTGTGGTCCGCGCTGATGATCCGCGAAGGATGGCGGGAAGCGCAGAAGGCCCAGAAGACCGGGGTGGCCCGTGGGGCTCCTCGAACGGGGTAGAGCGAACCTCGCCGCCTACCTCACTGGCCAGCCACCCACCCAGCGCGACACCGGCTACGGCCTGTCCCTCGACGACTGGGCGTCGATCTTCACCTACGGCGGCGTCGGCTACCCCCTCATCCAGACCACCATGGGCTCCATCGACCGGGAACGGATCTTCACCACCGCGATCGGCGCCCACCACAACAACGTCGCGATCTTCGCCCTCGTCGCCGCCCGCGTCCAGGCCTTCAGCCAGGTCCGGTTCCAGTGGACGCGCTTCAGCGGCTCCCAGCCCGGTGACCTGTTCGGCACCGACGAGCTCAAAGTCCTCGAGCACCCCTGGCCCGGCGGCCGCACCAGCGACCTCCTCGCCCGCATGGAGGTCGACAACTCCATCGCCGGGAACGCCTACATCGTCCGCCCCCGCAAAAACCGCCTCGCCCGCCTCCGCCCCGACCTCGTGGTCATCGT